CTATTCGCCGTAGCTCTCATCTTTAACGCTTGCGCTATTGCTGATTCCTCATCGTCTGCCGCTTCAATAAATAATCTATTCAATTCTCCATAAAGACCAAAACGAGATTCTTTATATCTTTTCAATTCTGCCCGAATCTTCTTTGTCTCGTCCGAGTCTATTACTTGCTCTGTGTATGGGTCTCTAACCTTTGAGGATTCAATCCTTTTGTTATATTCAAATAGTCTATCTTTGTGGGCGGTGCTAGTCTTTTCAATATCTGACCTTTTACTGTCTTTTATTAAATAATCCCACATCTCCCTAGATACATTCTTATTGAATCCCATTTTTGCAATTTCAGCCTGTAAAGCCGTATAGGAAGTATCAGTATTGGCAGTCGCTAACGATTGCTGCAAAGTTGCCATCTGTATAAGATATTCCTTTGCTTTAGCTAAATGTTTATTGCGCTCTTCATCGCTTATATTACGCGCCTTAGCTTTATTTAGTTCAAGCTGATATTTTGTGTTAAGATCGTCTACCTCTGCTTTATTGAATAAAGTTTTTGTACCCAAATTATCTAAAGCGACGGATAAATCCCCGGCTTTGTCGATTACATTTTGCAGATTAGAAAGAAAGCCATCAAAGTTTCCTAATGCAATGCTAGAAAAAAAAGAATCAACACTTGCCTTTGCTTGATCCATCATTTTAACATAAGCATCCCCAGTTGTTTGTGAGCTATTAATAACTTTCATTAATCCCTCGTATGCTCCCATAGCTACGCCGATAGTCCCGGCAAACTTAACGATGCCCGCTCCGGCTGTTTTAGCCATATTACTAATACCGCCCTGAAAGTTATTAACACCCTTCTTTGACTTCTCTAAATTCGCGTCGAAGTCATTCGTTTTTAATAATAATCTTGTTACTATATCAGACATCTTTATTCGTATTTAATTGTGATTCTACTTCTTTTGCCTTAGCTCGTAATCGTTGCATTTCTTCGTCCGTTACGCTCGTATCTTTCTTTTCTTCTTCATCCCACGGGAACCGGAGTATATCGGTTTGCTTTAGCGTCTTTGTGCTATTAGATTGCGCTATAATGAAACCTAACAATCTAGTTTGTTCCCACGCTTCCCGATTGCGTCGATTCAATCCGTCTATAAACGATTCAACCTCGATAAAGTCCATTTTATCGAGGAAGTAATCGGGAGCGATCCCGCCCTCACCGACAACGCGCGAATAAAGTTCGCGTATACTTACGGCTTTCGTTTCCGCGTCGTCACCTTCTTTTTTTTTACGTCATTTCCTGCCGATTGCGAACGTAGTTTGATTTCATCCAAAATAAACTCTTTGAATTGTTCGAATAGAGTCAAGTCATTTTCGCACAATTCTATAAACTCGTCAAATTCCATATTAAACGAATCCTTATTGCTAGCGATCAGGAACGAATAAAACAAAATGTATTCATCTAGTAATTTCCCGAACTGAAACGGATAGTCGGATATAGATTCGAACACAAAGAACGCACGAAGCGTATATTTCAAAGAAAGATCTTTTCCGTTAAGTGATATTGTTTTCATTGAATAAGTCGTTTAGAGGGCGGCAAAACACCGCCCGTAAGTTATTTACTATCTGCCTCTTTTGTAAGTGGTCCGGTTCCTTCGAAGCTCACAGAGAAAGTCGCTTTATCTCCGTCCGGCGCATTTGCTTCTAATGAAGTGATAACAGCTTTTCCAGTGTAAGCACCCGCCGCAAGCGTCCATCCGGCTTCAGGCATCTCGTTTGCATTGGGATCACTCACAATACCAAATTTTAACGTAATAGGTTTGCGCGCGATCATCAATGCGAATAATTTATCGTAACTATTCGCATCAACATCGGCACTGAATACGTTCTCACTTGAAGCGTTCCAAGATAGTTTTTTAATATCCTTCTCCGTCCAGATACCCGAATCTTTACTTTGCGTGTCGATAGTTTCAGCCGATAACCCTAACTTGCATGAAGTTGCCAACGCTATAGCCTTATCTTCTGTGAATAACATTAGGTCTTTGCCTAACGCTGCTTTTGTTTTACTCATAATTTTGTCGTATTTTAGTTATTATTCTGTTTTAAAAGAAAACACAAGGCGTTGAATGAAAGTATCTTCGATAAAATCCTCGTCCGCACTTATTAGTTTCGAGTCGATTACATCGAAGTTGTCATAACTTCCTCGTTTGTTTTCGAGTGATTTACGCACTTCTTCCGCGATTGTAACAGAGTTCAAATAGTTATCACTGGCGACAACGATCTCAACCGATACAGTGTCGCCTGTGGTACTATATTTTGCATATTCTGGCGTTAGAGAGTTGCGTTTGTAGATCACAAACGGGAAAGATGTTTCCGTTTTGGTCGAAATCGCATAGATTTTATCAGTAACCAACTTTGCCAACTCCGTAGAATCGCTTAGTTTTTTATATACGTGTGCACCTATTGATAAACTCATTTCTTTTTATTTGCTACTTTTGTTATAGAATCAATTATATTTTTCTCTAGCGAGTTCTCTGCTTCTTTCTGCTTCGATTTGACCGCATTAGAAAAGAAGTGGGAAGCATTTATAATACCTCTATTCGCTCCTTTTTTGGTAGCTCGTTCTTTGGTTCCTGATTCAAACCATTTCAGCATATAGGCGCGTGATCCCTTTTTGCGTCGGTCGATCAGGTCAACCCGTGCGCCGGAAGCATTGCGATAAACTGCTACGTTTATTTCGTTCTTTAACGGTTTGAACGATACGCCATTCTTTGAACTGCTAAATTCTGCATCAGTAACAGCGGAAATTAAATTTTCCTGCGCCTGTTTACGAATGATAAGAATTGACTTTCTAAGAGCGGAAGAAATAGCCTTCTTTGCTTCTTTATCGTTCAACCGTTTAAGTAATTCGTTTACTCGCGTTGCATCCACTTCGACGCGATACAAGTTGCGCCCGGTGTAATTGTCGTTACTCATTGATTACCTCCGCTTCTATAACCGTTGCTTGTTGCTTCCGGTCGTGGTTAATAGATAGAATCTTGTATTTCTGCCCGTCGTACTCGATTCGCATTTTAGCGTTAATCTCTTTGCAGATGCGAATCATTATTGTATTAACGGTCGTATTGTATATCTCGCCGTTCGCTTCTTTGCGTGCGCCAGACTTAAAGCGAATGTATGCGCGTTTATCGAATACTTTCACCCAACTTTCAGACGTGCCGCCCAGATTATCGCGCTTTGACTCGCTACGGTAAAATCCGATCATTTCGTTTAATAATCCCGCTTGCATTATGTGTATCTTTTTAATGGTTGCAGTAGTAGTTCTATGTGCCCCGGAATAACTTGCGGAGTGGCAAATGTTACCGATTCACGGTTTGCGTAGTAATTCGCTATAAGGATGCGAATCGCGTGCCAGATACGCCGATCTATTTTTGTGTCCTTAACGTAGGTATCTAGCGGATTATTTAGATACGATTCGATAAGAAGTTGAACGGGTTCGATAAGCCCGGTTATATATGTATCGTCAGTATCGAAATCGACGTTTAAATGCTGTTTAAGCTCTTCAAGTGTTACGTATTGCGCCATATTCAAGTAATTAAGAAAGGGCTAAGGCAGTGAAGCCAAAGCCCTTTCAATATCAATAATCAAATTATATTAAGCCGCTTTTTTCTTTGCGATGGCAAAGGCTTCCGGGCGAGCTACAACAATGTCGTAATCTGTATTCAACACAAAGTTTACGATATTACTTTTCGCTCCGGTGTACGGGTCTATCACTAAATCCATATCGCCGAACTGACCGATAGCAGCGTTGGAGAATACACCGAATCCGATAGAATCGGCGTCCATGTAGTTAGTAACAAGAACCGGATAACCGTTCACCATACCATTTTGGCAGATCATTTCGGCAGCTCCCGCCGCTTTGGGAGTGGATTTCAAGGCACCATACACCTTTGGAGTGCAAACATAGGCAGCTGTACCGTCGGTTACATCTACGCCCGCATCCATTACGGTAGATTCAAGCGAAACAATATCCGCAAATGTCAACGCGTTTGTATATTCAACATCTGGTTTTGTCTTTACAAACACCCCGTTGCTTGCGCCAGACAATGCAGTTCCCGAAAACATCCATTTATTCAAAGTGCGAGCGACACCAAGCGAAATTTGCTTCAAAACAACGTCCTGCAAAGAATAGTTCGTTTGGTTGATCGCACGCTTAGACACCGGGATAGAAATAGATACACGTTTGGGTGAAGCCTTGATTTTGTCGATATTCAATTCGGTATCAGTAACCGCAACGTTTTCACCCTGAATTGTTGCTTCAACAGCCGCCAATGTCGGGAAAACAAGGTCACCTACAAGCCCGCTTTGCATCTTGATACCTAGTTTATCAATAATCAAGCCTTTTTCTAACGGCTCAATGATTTCACCGATTGTAACAGGAACCATGCTAGCCGCATCGGTTGTATCTGTAACAGTCACCGCACGTTCTACAACTTTAATACCGCCTTCCGATACTACTCCGTTGTATTCTTCCAAAGAACGATGATTAACGACGTCAAAAACAGCCTGTGAAAACAACACGCGACGGTCAGATACCAAACCCGCGTTAATATCTTCAAGCGCACGGCGTTCAACTTTCATTTCCAAAAGTTCTTTCTTTGTTTTCAACTGCTCGAACTGCTCTTTCTCGCTTGCGTCGAGTGCTCTTTTTTCCGCTTCTGCTTTATCCAACATAGCACGCATTTGCTCTTTGTATTGAGCAATAGTTTCAAATTCTTTTCTCATGTTTTAAATTGATTTGCGTAAATTATTAATTTCATTTAGATAGTCTTTATTCTCGCCGGACAACTCCGCTATCGTATCGTCCATACTCCGCACCGTTACGTCTGTACCATAAAAAGCAGGATCAACAACGGGAGATATATCGGAAATCCGATCAATCATGTGTACAGTACGAAGCAACAACCCGTCTTTCATTGAATAGGAAACTTTTGTTTTATCCTTTTCATTTAAAGCATACGCAAAAGACGAACCGAAAATATCACCGCGTTTAATCATTTCTACGGCGAAATCTCCATCGGGAGTACTAGGAGCCTCAAACCTGTATTTTAATCCGTAGTCGTCAAGTTCAAGCGACAAAGTTCCCGCACCACGATTAGAACGAGCTAACAATCTCTGTTTATTATGATCTAACAGAGCTTTAACATCACAACTACGCAATAACTCTTCCGTTATAGCTCCCTTTTCGATCACCTCAACAAAAGCGCGTTGTTTTTCCCTGTCGTACAATACACGGCTTTCTTGTCCGAATACAACCGCATAACCTTCGATTATTCTTCCATCTCCAACTTTAGGAGCACCTAACTCTGTATAACTTCGTATTTCCATATTTTGCAAATGTCATTTTACTATATGTTTGTTTCTTCGTTTTTGGGTAGCTCTACTTTTTGACTAGCCGCCTCGATTGGTTGAACGTTGCAGGAGATAAACACTTTGTCGCCTCCTTCAACGGGCGGTTTTCCTAAAGCCCTACGAGTATCATTCGGGGAATGAGCTCCCATTTCTTCCAAAGCTTTATAATAGCTTGCTTGTGTCGTTAAATCGGTTTGATATAAGCATGACAAATCAAATGAAATACTATATAAGTGAGCGACTGAATTAGGAATCAGCTTGTAATTAAATTCAGCCTCGATTTGTTTCAATATTGGTTGCAGTGTATCAGTTAAAAAAGAAACATTGCTCATTTCAGAAGCTTTGTAATTAGTAGATTGTCCGGCAAATACTTTATCTGGGTGAACTCCGTAAAATCTACATATATCAAGAATACTGAATTTCTTTGTTTCCAATAACTGCGCATCAACCGGATTTATAGAAAGTTGATGAAATCCAACATCGCCGGGAACTGAAATAATGTCTCTTCCTGTGTTTAGTTGTTCCTCTATGCGATCTCCAACCGTAGAAAGTTGAATATCCGTCATACCTGCACCGGGCAACCCTTTATTTATCTCTTTTGCACCGGAAACAAGCCCCTTTATTTTACTTCCATTCTGAAAGGTTCGTAAATTCTGATTATCTGCACTCGCGGCTATGGAAAAGATACGGCTAGCGTACATTATTGTGCTTACTCCTGTATATCCCCCGTCCAAACTATTATTTTTAAGATGGATTATTTCGTAGGATTCAAAACGCCCATATATCCGGTTATATGGATCAGAAATAATATAAACATCATTCAATTTGTCATAGGTTACTGTATTATTTGCGCATAATACAAGCTCGCTGACACTACCGAACTTTCGACGGATAACGATGTAGGCGTTTCCTTGATTTACGATTTGAACAACCATATTCCTAACCATTTCAAAACTATTCATTCGTCGGTTAGGCATACGGGTTAATATCGTATATAAATCGTTTTCCTCGTCTGGTGAGAAATATCCATCTTTTTTCCGTTTAATTATAAGCGGTAAAGACGCGATAGTCCCCGAAAGAATAGAAGTACATCTATATGCGGCTGAAAGTTTCATTGCTTGATTACTGTTATGCACATCTATTGGCTGACCGGGTAACGATGGTAATCGGGAGTTTATCGCCGCATCTTTATCCGTTGTGCTCATCTCTGCATTTAAGGCGCGTTTTTGCGTCTTTGAACGTCCCAATTCAAAATTAAAAGATAGTTTCATTATACCTCCATGTTATTAAATAAGTAGAATGTCATTAGGTTTGTTATAGTCGAATCAATCTTCGCGTTATGCGTTTTCTTGACTGGCTTCTTATTCATGTTCCGATCTTCGTCTAATACCGCATTACTAAAACAGTATGGCGTAATCGGATTAGGGCTAAAGGTGAGCTTACTCCGATACAAAGCAAGTTCAAAAGATTCAATAGGGCTTGTAAACGTTCCGTATGTCTGTTTAACAGGCTTAATATATTCACTCGCACCGCCTACGGAATAAGTAAGAAGATTCACAAATTCAGCCGATTTATAAGGATCATAGCCAACTCCCATAATTTGTAGATACTTTGCACGTGCAAGTATATCGTTTACTATTTGCTGATAGTCGATAATATCACCGTCACAAAGAATTAAATAGCCCGCTTTCGCCCAACCTTCGTAAAGTTCCCGATTCGGATGATCTTTCAAAGCTCCTTCTGGAAAATAGTAATCCGTATGTGAATGAAAAGAACCGCTTTCTTTCGAATAGATATTATAAGTAACCGTAGAAAAGTCGTCTCGAACGGATAAATCGACCGCCGCCATTGTTAACGGATAAGTACCGATATTCTCTATTTTAATATCTTTAAACCGTTCCTCGATCTGCTTTGCTTCAATCCATTTTGTTGTCGAATCAACCGCAAACACATTAAGTAACTTTGTCCGAAACTCTAGCGCGTCCGGTGCGCTATATAAAGCCTTCTGGTATGCGTCGATATAGAAATCTTCATAAACAGTTATGCCCATGTGTGGTTGCACTTTACGCCACGTTGCCGGATCGCCTTCCTCGTCGTCTACGTCTGGCTCAAAGATGTGTGCAAATATGGAATCATTTTCAATCTCACCGCGTAGGATTGCTTTGTACATTTTCAACATCTCCACAAACGGAGCCGTTTCTTTATCGGATGCGGTAGTTATAACTACGGTTAAAGGGTTGAGCCGTGCGCCCATTGAGGAAGTTAATACATTCTTCAACGCGGCGCTATCGGCTTGCGAATACTCGTCTACTATTACCATGCTTGCGTTAAGTCCGTCTAATTTATCCGGATTAGAGGCAAGGCAACGGGCAAAAGAGTTTTTTCCCTTTATGTGGTTATATATGATTTCTCGATTAATTTTGAAGTGTCTAAACTTCGGATCGAGAGACTTTAAAATATTACGTATTTCATCAAAACAAACTTTCGCCTGATTATATGAGTTTGCAGCAACGTATGTTTGTGCGTTCGCATCACCGAACAATAAATCGTTAATTGAAAGACTCGCTACGCTTGTTGTCTTACTGAATTTACGCGGAACGAATAGAAGAGCTTCGCGAATCAAACGTTTGTTTGTTCCGGGCTTGTAAAACGCGAGAATGTTAGAGAACTGAAACACTTGTATCGGAGTCAGCTTGTATCTAGTTTTTCCCTTTGTGCCGGAAAACTTCAAACGCTCATAGAACGTGACGAACTTCTTTACTTCCTTGATCCGAAACTCGTATTTATCTAAGAACGAAAAGAAGCGGGAAACGGCTAATAACTCATAAAGGTTGTGCGCGTCCGGGTTATTTATGCAGCCCTTTACATAAAGATTTAATCGTTCGTCTGCCGCTTCTAGTTTATACGAATCGACGTCGATATTATGCAGATCGGAGATAACCGACTGCTTTAATGCTATCAGTTTATCTCTAGTCTCCTTCTCCATCGCGATCTATCTTGTCTACCTCGTTTATTAAGTCGTTTACCTCGTCATCGTCAGACGAGGACAAAGTTTGTAGTGTCAAACCAAGTTCCCGCAACTGCTTACGAGTAACTTCGAGCGCATCAAATAAAACTTTGAAAGCCGGATGCGCTACGAGCTTCTTATTTCCTTCGCGAGAAACTTCCGTAACAAACGAACGTTTCTTCTTTGCTATGTCATTGAGAGCGATTTTAAACGCAATGTAA